AGATCCCAAGTGGCGCCCAAGGCATATTGTTAATATAGATATTTATATTGTTATGTTCACCCCCGTGAACGCAAACGGTACTTTGCGTTCATCCCGGTGAACGCAAGACCCAAAATACGTTCATCCCAGTGAACGCAATCGACCGGCGATTCGTTCACTTATCCACAGATTCTGTGCGCAACCCTGTTGAAAAGAAATGACTGATTGCACCCTTTACCGCGCCGTCTATTTGCCAGATCTCGGATATGTTGTCTACCGCCACCATGAGGGGGCGCCAACGATCGAAGAGAAGGCAAGAAATCACAAGGTAGCCATCTTTGTGACGCGCCTTGAGGCGCAGGATTACTGCGACTATCGCAACGAACAAACCGAGAAGAACGGTACAGACGCAGTTGAGGAAATCGAGCGCTAATCAATATTATGTCAAACAATGAAACTAAGATCGATTGAGCTGCTACGGGGATTCGCCGCACTATGGGTTGTGCTTTATCACATCGATAGCGTCTATAACCCGCTCGCCACCAACTTCGGCGGACCAGTCGCGCAATTTCTTGAAGTCGGGCATTCAGGCGTCGATCTGTTCTTTGTCATCAGCGGGTTCGTCATCGCGTGGACGGTTTTTCTGCGCCCGGATGCCAGCCGCAGCCCGTTCCAATTCGTCGTGCGCCGGCTCTTTCGTGTCGTGCCGCTCTACTGGATGGCGATTATTGCATGGGCGTTCTTTCACCCGGACGGCGTGACGCTAGAGGCGCTTGTGCGGTCGTTCGCGTTCGTGCCTGACGGTGCTGCGCCGGCCCCCTTCTACGGCTTCCCGGTGCTCTATGTCGGCTGGTCGCTCAACTACGAGATGATGTTTTACGCCGTCGCGCTGGCGGCACTGCTGTTGCGCCAAGGCATTTATGCGCTGGTCGCGGCACTGCTCGTCATGGTGCTGGCTGGACCGTACTTTGAATCGATCATGACCAGCCGCCTGATTTGGGAATTCATCTTCGGCATTGGTGCCGCATGGATTTTCACTCGCACCGCGCGCATCAACGCGCCGACGTGGGCTTATTCTGCTCTGGCCGGCGCAGCAGTGCTCGTTTTCTTCGTCGCTCAGATGTCGACGAGCGTGCATTTCAGCCTGATTCACCGGGGATTGTCGAGCGCGTTTCTGGTCTATGCGCTGGTCGAGGCAGAGCGACGCGGCGCGCTTCAGTTCGGAAAATTCTCTGAATGGGCGGGAAGCCAGTCATACGCGCTCTATCTGACGCACCCGTTCATAGTCGTCTATGCACAATATCACTGGTTCCTGCCGCCCAAGCAGCCGCATTTGACGGCGCTCGCCTATGTGGTGCTGCCTGCTGTCTCGCTCGCGCTGACGGCGCTAATACACCGCCGCGTCGAGCTTCCAATCGTTCAGTTCGGTATCCGCCTATCGCACGCGACGACAGCGAATAAGGCCGCGCGCCTGCGCCGTACTGACGGCGAATTGCGCGAATCCCGTCAAGTAGGCGGTACCCGCTGACGCAAGCGACACGCGTACCGTAGGCGTCTGCATCACCTGCTCATTTCCCGCTGGTCCCGCATATTCGAAGTAAGACGCGCTGCCGAACGGGGCCAGTGTCGCAGAGGCGGTATTGATGCCTTGAATCATCTGCGAGATCGTCGTCGTTCCAGCCGGCACATAGTCGACCGCGCCGCTGCAATCCCAATCGCCAGCAGTCAGCGCAACCGACGCAAAGTTCGTGACCGTGCCGGCTGTGATTGATGTAAGCGAAGTCGATGCGCTGGCGTATTCCCCGATGCTGCCCGCGTTCGCGTTATTGTTGGTCGTCGTGCCGACGATGCCTGACGTTTGACTAGGCGTGATCGCGCCGCTTGTCTGAAGCGTCGTGAATGCCCCGCTGCCCGGCGTCGTGCTGCCGATCGCACCAGGAGCGGCGAACGTCGCGCCGTTCAGCGTCGAGGCATTGACGCTACCCCATGCAGGCGCACCGGTGGGGCCGGTCGACACAATCGCCTGCCCTGCCGTCGAGCCGGTCGGGTTCAGCAGTTGGACGGGAACGGTTGTCGCTGCGAAGCTGAATGCAGCACAGAAAGCCAGCACGAGGCCGGCGAGAAGTCGTTTCATGTTTTGCCTTCGTTGAGTGAGAGATTTAGCCGCGGTTGTCTGTATTGATTCGCGGATCTGCCTGCGCCTTCCCGCGAAAGAACGACGCCACACCTAGCACCGCACCAATGGTCAGAGTCATGTCTGCCGACAGCGTGACTGGCTGAACATGGAACAGCGGCAGGATGAACAGTGAGGCGACGTAGAGGCCGAACATGAAGCCAATGAACGGACGCCAGGTGTACGACGGCCAATGATCTGCCTTCGTTTCTGCCTGCATCGTCACGTTGACCGCGCCAATAGCGTCAGAAGCCGCGCCAATCTCTTTCTGATCGGTCGCCGCCTGGATCTGCGCCATCTGCACCTTGAAGTCGTTATCCGCCTTCTGAAGCGCTGCGATCGCGTCGGGCGATAGGCCGGCTTGAATCGCCTGCGTGACCTGATCCGTCGTACCCTGATCGTGGCCGAGTACCGCGCTGCTTACCGCGCGCAACGCTGCGCCCGCCACCATACCGGCCGGGCCGCCAACAACAGACAAGGCCGTCGCCAGCGTTGGCGCGACGCCTCCAAGTACCTGCTTCCAATCCATATCAGCACCCCCGGCGCATCATGTCTGCAAGGCGTTGCGCCCTGCCCTTAACCTGCGTTGCCCAGGCCGACGCCAACATGCCGTCCGCCGCGGCGTCGTACTTGCCCTGGCGCATCGCGACCAGCGTATTGCGGAAGCCGAGCAGTTTCGTGATTCCGAGATTGAACGCCATGTTACAAATCACGCGCTGGCGCACGTCGTTAAGATCCGTCCACCACGGCAAGTTGCGGTCGAGATCGTGGAACACGTCTTCGAGATCGTCGTCGAGCAGCGAATTAACCTGCGTGTCGTTGAGCGGATATTTCCAGCTGGCCGGCAGAGGATTCGCGCTCAGGTTGTGCCCGACGCCCACCGTGGGAATGCCCTTCGTGTCGTTGTACGGCGAATAACGAACGCCCTCGTCGCGACGCAGCTCGGCGATCAGCTTTTGAAGGTTCTCGTTATTCATCGACATTCGCATCTCCTTTGCGCAGGCGCTTGATCGACGAGTAAATCTGTAAAGCGGTGTAGATGACGGACAGCGTGAGCAGCACACGCGGGAAGTTCGCATCACTCCACGCGAGCGCCGTTGCGTACCACGGAGGCGCGATTTGCGCGACCGTCTGCGCGACGGCTGAAGCGGTATCTTTCATGGGATCGGAAAATAAAAGCCGCCCGAAGGCGGCTAGTGGTTACGGATGCGCGTTAGTTGGTCGCGCTCGCCTCAATGTCGAGCGTCATCGATACGCCGTTGTTGTTGAAGATCGTTACGGACGTGGCAGACAGCGCCGTAATCCAAATGCCCGACGTGATGTTCCCGCTTGGACCGCGCGGAGACCACTTAACGGAAGGGTTTGCGCTGAACGGATAAGGAAACGTCCACGTAACGCTGGCGCTTGCATTAACCGTCTGAGACGTGGTTTGTCGGCGGTTGTTGACGTGCGATGTTCCGCCCGCGTTATGGATCGCAAGATCTACGTCGTCATTCGCGTTCGGCACGCCGACGATCGAAGCAGACGTTGCGTTGTAGCAGTTGCCTCGCACTCGGTTGTTACCACCGTTGTAGTTCGTGAACGCGATGATGTTGTTTTCCTGCGCGATGAACTTACAATCGATATCGTTATCCGCGATGTAATCGCCCGCTGCGCTACCCATGATGATCCCGGACACCACCGGACGACCGGCAGAAGGGCCGTCCAAGACACCGCGAATCACATTGAGCGTTGCCGTCCTCCCCATGTAGATATTTACGCCATTCCACGCGGCGAAGTAGCGGCACGAATCACTGAAGATATTGCGCTGGCTGAAGATGCCGACGTTAGCGGCATAACCGCCTTCAAACTGGCAATCGATGAACTCGCTTTGCGATCCCGGCTGGAGGTTCAACACGAACTGATGCCGCGCCGAATTCTGCCGGTTCCAGCCGTGCAGGCCGGTGCAACGCGCGATGCCGTTGCTATCAAAGTAAAACGCGTCGTACGTGTTGCTTGCAGACTGCCCGGCGTCCACCACGATCACGTTATGAACAACGCTGTCATTCGGGCCGTTGAACCACCAGCCGCGCTGACCGCACGTGTCGATCTTGATGTTCTCGAAACACCCTTCGACGGTCGACGTATTCCACGCACCGCCACTCGGCGGATACTCAGTGCGCAGCGCATGACCGAACACGTTGCGGATATAAACATCGCGAATGACCGGGCCGGCGCCAAAGATAACAACACCGTTGCCTGCCGTGTTGCCTGCGCCCGCATTCCAGTTGCCGTCGATAATCAGGCGTTCGAGTGTGTAGCCATTCACATACGTTGCCGGGTCAGCTTGCCCCCAATTGGCCGTGCTGTTCGCGCCGTAGATGAAATCCTTATTCGAGCCAACAATCTGCTTAAGCACCGTGCCGGGACGATCGCCAGTCCAATAGCTGCCCGAGTTCACGACGAGTTGCGATGCCATATACGTGCCGGCCGGGAAATACAGCCTTGCGCCAACCGAGATCGCGTAGGTATCGGCCGCAGTAATTGCCGTCGTGTCGTCCGTCGCGCCGTCACCCTTGGCGCCGAAGTCCTTAACGCTTACAACATCCTGAAATTTATTCTTAACGGTGCGCGCGACAGACGAGGCTGCGCCGTGGCGATATGACAGCTTTGCGCCGTCGATCGCAGCATTGCTCGCCACCGTTGAGTTGTACACGGCGCCGTCGCTCGGCGTGCCAACCGATACCGTCGCGCCGATCTTGACCGTTACCTTAGTCACACCGACAGGGATCGGCGATGAGAAAGTAAGCGTTGAGCCGCTAAGAGACGACTGGCTATCGTCCTGGAACGCGCCATCGAAGAACACCCAAAGGTTGTTCGCCGACAGAGGCGGAACGGAGAGCGTCAGGCTTGCCGTAACGCCCGGCGTGAAGTCGGTGCCAGCAACGAACGTATTGTCCGAAATGTTGCCGAGCAGACCCGCGCTGGAGTCCTTTACAAGCTGGTCCCAAAGTGTATTGCCTGCCGCATCCTTCAGAACTTGGCGAAATGTACCAGTGCCCCAAATAATCGCTTGCCCGCGGCTATCCAACTGGATAGGATTTGTGTTCAGGGTAGCGCCGTTCGGGTCTTGATACGTGGGGACGGGGTTCGTCGTACCGGGCGCGTAGAAATACACCGAACCATTGGCGAGCGGAGCGCCGTTCTGGTCGAAGAATTGCTGCTTTCCGTTCTGCAGAAGCTGCATGCGTGCCTCAATAAAAAAACCCCGCACTAGGCGGGGTCGAGGGGAAAAATGAAAACGATGAAATGGCTGCTTCAGGTGCTAGCACTTGTGCTGGTAATCGTCACACAGGCGTGGATTCCATTGATGATCTATGCCGCCGTGACCGACGACAACGAAAGCGGATGGGTTTGGGATTGGCTTTACAGCGTGATCGCGCCTATTGACCGCGCCTTGAGTTAGCGCGCATCGCCTCGATCAACTTGTTTGCCTCACCCTGAAGCCGACTCGATGCCGCACGAGCAGCCAACTTATTACCCGCCCATGCACCAGCGCCAGCACCAGCACTCGCAGCAGCACCGCCGCTTATAGCGCCACCTAGGCCGCCACCAATCGACGCGCCCACCTTGCCGGCGTGCTTCTCGATCAGGCTTCCCTTGCTCAGTCGTTGCGACTGAAGTCCAGCCCCCTCATACGAGTGAACGCCCGGCATGATCTGACCGCCGTAGTTCAGCGTATGGAATCGCTCGACTTCATCAGGCGGGAAGGTTTGCAAGATCTTCTGCCCAACAACCGAGTTCAGCGTTTTATTCACACTGTTCTGATTCCAGACGCCCGCCTTGCCTGCGCCCTGCTCGTAGACCTCGCGAGCCAAAGCGCCGGACATTTCGTTTTTCGCCGCTTGTGCTGCTTGCTGCAACTCTGGTGGGATCGGCGGAGCGCCGTCAGGAGCACCAGCAACACGCCCTTTCGAGAGATCGTCGAACGTGTTGTAGATATGCCGCCACTGATCGAGCGGCATATTGTTCAATCGGCCCGGAATCTGCTCGACAGCCGCGCCCGACTTCACGCCGTTTGCGTCTGCGTCGCCGAAAATCTGCTTGAACCCGCGGGCGCCCATGATGGTTTGCTGCGCCTGGTGGATTGCGTCGCCGAGCTTGTACGCGTCAGATCCGGCCGCCGCGGCAATGTCCTGATCGATGGCGCGATTGATTTGGCCGATGATCCGAGCATTGCCCTCATTCCAGTCCATGTTGTTGCCCTTGCGGACAGCATCCCATGCAGCGACGCTACCTGGCGCCGCAGGAGCGCCGCTTGTGCGGTCCATGAAGCCGGTTGTGCGAGCAAGATTGATCAGGTCTGTCACGCCGTCGACAACGCGAGAATTGCCGCTGCGACGCGCCTCCGCGACGAATTGCGGATCAGCAAGCAGCGCATCGACGTGGCTCGTCTGAATCGGGTTGTCGCCGGACTGAGCGCGCGCCTGATCGTAAATCTGCTGCTTTGCTTGCTGGAAGTACTCGGAAAGACCGCCCTCGCCATGCACCGCGTCATTGATTACCTGCCCGCGTTGCTCGTTGTTCGTCAGATTCGGACTCGCGCCGGTCGCATCGATGCGCTGCTGCGCGTAGTTCGAAAGCGCCTGCTGCTCGCGCGTGATCTGATGACGCAAAGCGATTTGCTCAGGCGTATTGTCCGAGCTGCGCGACAACGTATGTTCGCTTCGCAGCGTGTCTTCGTTGCCGGTGATGACGCCAGTTCGTACCGCGTCGTTGTCCTCACCGAGAATCTCGTTCGCAATCTTCGCGCGAACGGCTTGCTCTACCTCGGGAACGTCGCCCGCGTTCTTCGCCACCTTAACTTGCGGGAATGCCGAGCTTCCACCGCGCGCAGCTTCCTCACCCGTCATCTGCCCCGCATACGGGTTCTGATTCGCCTCAGCAGCACCGACACCGCGCAGCGTTGCGCCTTGCGGAGCGGAACCAGGAGGCGAGCCAGGCGAAGGGCCGCCAGAAGGGCCGCCAGAAGGAGCCGCGCCGGGTTGCCCGCCCATCGTCGGCTCTACGCGCTCAACCGCCGCAGCAGGCTTGGCAGAAGATACGATGCCAGCCAGTCTGTTAGCACCAGCAGCCATTCCGGCGCCTGCCACGCCACCAGCAACGCCACCAAGCAATCCAGCGCCCATCTGTGCTACCGGGCCTGCGCCAGCCTCTTGAGCGCCCTGTGATGCAGCGCCAGCGCCAGCGCCCGCCGCAATCTGAGTAGCAGGAGCGGCTGCCATCTGTGCCGCAAGCGCCTGCGTCAGCGGATTAGTCGATACGCTCGCCACCTTGCCAGCAACGCCAGCGCCGGTCGCTGCACCAGCCATCGCGGAAGCACCGGAATTCACCACACGTTCAAGCGCGTTCTTCGGTTCCGGGGTGATCGCGTCGACGCCAGCGCGGATCGCATCGCCCGGATTGTGCAGATGCGCGCCGAATAGCGTGTTAATCGTCGCATTCAGCGGAGCGCCGACGAGATCGACCGTATCCGCGAGGCCATGACCGGCAGCACGAGCTGTAAGCCCAAGCTGGCGCCCAATCTCGCCACCGAGAGACTGCTTAGGAGCGGGCCCGCGCTCCGGGCCGGTCACAACGATATTCGGAGTCCCGTCGTCGTTGACACTGCGATCAGATTTGCTGGCAGTCGCCGGCGTCGCGTCGAACTGATCTGCGAGCGAAGCCGGCGCAGCCGTTTTTTCCGGCGTAGGAGCCGAAGCCGGCGCAGCCGAATCTGCACCCTTCTTCGGAGCCGCACCGATTGCGTCGAAATCGTCGGCAAGACTCATTGAATAGCACCTATCCCTTCAAGTGTGCGGATCTTGTTGCTGAACGCCTTTTGATCCGCTGGACTCATGCTTGCTTTGAACTTCGCGCGCTGCTGCGCATCCATTCCCTGGAACTGCCACACGCGAGGATCGGCCGCCTGGTTGAACTTCGAGAGCGCCGTTTGATAGCCAGCAACATCGTTATTCAGCTTGTACGGCTGGAGCAGTTGCTGCTGCGCAATCGCCATCTTCTGCGCGCCGATAACCTGATCCGCCGCATCCTTGATCGCCTCAGCCGTCATCGTGCCGTGCGGGTTCGCAGCGGTAGCCAGAGCACCGGCTGCATCCGTTCCGCCCGCGCCTTGGCGCGATGTGAGCGACAGACGGGCCATGTTCTTTTGGAGCAGGTCGGTTGCCGTTGAAATGTCGGTTTGACCGCCCTGCCCAAAGATCGAGAGGATGCCGTTCACGGCCGCGAGTTTGTCGCTCTGCTTGCCGGTGAGAGCCTTATCCGCATACGCCTTGATGTTCTGCGCGATGCCGATGTTCGTCTGAGCGTTATTCGCGTCGTTGCCGACCGAAGCCCAATGCTTGTTGACCGTATCGACGTTTCCGGCGTTCGAGTCAGCGACGCCCATCGGCGTACCGGTCGCGACGAAGTGAGCCGGGCCGGACGGAGGCGGCGCTTGTCCAGGCAGATATGTCTTGTCCGGGCCATTCGGAGTCGTTGGCCCGGAAGACGGCAGCGGGGGAGCATTCCACATTTCGCCGCGGGGGACTACGCCCGGCGTGTTGCCCGGCCCCATGACGCTGACGGGCGCGGTCGCGGATTCCGGTGACAATTGGTTTTGAACCGTCGTTCCAACGATGCCGGGATTCGTTATCGCATTCTTATCGAGGTAACGCTTCGTCATTCCGTCGTCGACCTGCGTCGGCTTGGCAGTGATCGATTCGAGCTGGCCCGCAGCATCTTTCGCCGCCGCGATGCCACGCTGCAACCATGCAGCACGACCGGCCGCATCGGGCGGAACATTGCTGAGGCTGCTGATAACGACCTTCGGATCGACGTGACCGAACTCGACCGTATCAGACGCCACCTTAAGCAGCTTCGACTCGAACTGCGGGTCGCTAGGATCAAGCTTGCCAAACTGCTGCGCCGTGTACGTGTACGCCTTTCTTGCGTTGTCGATTTGGTCATTATTCAGGCCGATCTGACCGCGGTCATACGTCTGCTGCGCCTGGCGCGCATCCATGACGCTTTTCATCGTGGCGCCATAGTTAAACGCCGCGTCAGGCTCGGACGCGAGTGCGGAAGACAACTTGTTTGTGTCAAGCTGCCCTGTAGTCGGGTCTACTGAAGCCTGATAGGCGCGCGAAGTCGCCATGTTCGCGTTAAGCTGCTGCTGCGCGGCCAAACCATTCGCGTTATACGCGCGGAACTGCGCCGCCTGAAGCGCCATTTGCAGCGGGTTGAACTGCGGCGCCTGCGCCTGAAGCGCGATCGATGTGTCGAGAGGCATCTAATGTGTCCGTGTTTCGTTAGACAACAAGTCCGTTTGCGCCAGCGCCAGCACTGCCCGAAGGAGTCCAGCCGGGAACGCCAGACGATGAGGACGCACCGCCAGCGTTGTTATTCATCAGGCCGGATACGTACTGCATATTTGCGTAGTTGTTCAGCGCACCGCTCAGCGCATTGGCCGTTCCGACCGTTCCGGCCGCTGACGCATTCGCCGAGCCCGTCAGCGTATTTCCAATGCTGTTCGCCGTAGCAGCGCCGAGCGATCCGGTCGTTGCCGCCGCGTTCTGGCCGTTGCCGACTAACCCTTGCAGGCGGTTGACGTTGTTCGCCGCGACGTTGTAGTTCGTATTAAACGTGTTTGCGTTCGCGTTGTACGTCTGGAGCGCGCGGTTGTAGACATCGTTATACGTAGAGTCGGCAAGGCCCGTTGCATACGTCGACGCGCCCTTGAGTGCCGCGCCAGAAGTGCCAAGCCCGCGAGCAGCCGCGCTGTTCTGCGTCGCCTTCAATCCCTGCTGAAGCGTGAACTGATAGCCAGGCGTCGCCTGCGCATCTGCCGCTGTCGGCGCGGTGAAATTCCCATACTTCTGTTGAAGAATGTTCGATGAATCAGTACCGTTGATCGTGTACGTTCCGTCGTCATTCTTCGTGTAGTTGTAGCCCATCGCGGTAAGCAGCGGATTAATCGCTGCATTACCAAGATTCATGTACGGCGCAAGATTATCCTGCGTCGTTTGCCATTGAGCAGTCTGAAGATCGGTCGCTTTGTTTGCCGCGCCCGCCTGCTTACCTGCGGCCATATTCGAGGCGACGCCGCCGATTACTGCGCCGCCGACGATTGCGGTTGCTATCCCTGACATGCGAGCCTCTTAGATTGAATGCCAGACAGCGCAAGCGCCTGGCGGTAGTCGATCGTTATTTCTTCGCCGTCTTGCCCGCCGTGACAGCCAGCTATGCGCTTCACTGCGACAAGGTTGATGTCGCCGTTCGGCAGAAGCACCATTTCAGCGTTAGGCGACTTCGAGTGATTCGTAAAACGGCCGGCCGGCGTGCGCTTACCATCGATGCGCGCAGGCGCTATCAATTCGCCCTCACCTATTGGCGCTGTCGCGAACAGGCCAGATCCTTCGATCGCTGATGCGCCCGTTTTGACGCGCCATGCGCCGAACGGGAACGCGCACTGATCGGCTTCGTTCTCGGACTGCGAACGCGCCGTCGCATGATCGAAGCCGGTTTCGTTCAGCATCGCCCGATAGTCTTCGCGATCACCCTCATGCGCCGCCGAACGCTCTGCCGATTGCGCTGCCTGATGCGCGCTGAACTCGTCGCTTTTCACGAGAAACATGCGTTCTAGCTTTTCGATGTTCGTCTCGTCAGTCGCATAGATGTTCTGCCAGACAACGTCTTCTAGAACGTATCCGGCTTTCTTTCCCGGCTTGCCAACGAACATCATCGGTGCGACGAGATCAGTTGTCGTGCCGTCATCGTTGAGCATCCGAACGCGGCCCCTCAGAAACACATTCAAATGCGCGAATCGCTGCGCATGCCCGATAGCGAGGATGCCGGCCGGCATATGGACTTCGCGAACGTAAAGGCCGGGGCCAAAGTGATGAATGACCGAGCATTCCGCCTGCGGCAGTTGAAGCATCGAGCTTTCCGCCTTCGCAATGTCGCGCGACTGCAACGCGGTGATGATCTCGTGATGCGCCTCAACAAGTTCACTCATGCACTATCCTTTACGTATTCGATGCCGCTGATACTGATCGAGCAGCCGTTACCGTCCGCGTAAAGCTGCGTGCCTGGCTCCAGCTTGTGATTCACCAGCTCGGGGAACTGCGCCGTCGCGCCGGCCGCGACGTTCTTAGCCGCAATGCGCGTCGTGCCATCAGCAACACGGCCACTAGGCACCTTGAACACTTCGATCGTCACCACGCCCGCAGTCGGGTTGTTCGCGCTCGCGGCCTGAATCGACGCAGACGTTGCGGACGGCGCGGTATAAATGCTGGCGACCATCGCGGTCAGCGAAGCGCCCTTGACCATTTCTTTGTAAGTCGTCGTCATGCATTACCCTCGTGCGTAGACGTTTTGCGTTCCGACCGGAATCGCTGATGTGAAGGTGATCGTGTTGCCGCTGATCGTGTATTGGTCGCTCGCCTGGAACGTGCCGTCGAAATGCACCAGCACCGCCGCCTTGCTCGCGTAAGCCTTCGAGAGCGTCAGGCTCGTCGTCGAGCCGGGGGTAAAGTGCGTTCCAGACACGAACTTGTCTTCAACCGTCGCGGATAGGCCATCCAGCTTCGCCTTGTCCGCGCTCGACATAAAGCCGGCAGCGGAACTCGTCGCCAGCGCGTGCAAGTCAGGCGCATCCTGAATGCCGTGCGTTGGCACGAACGATTCAGGCTCAGGATCACGCAGCGCAGTAGCAAGCGCAGAGAGCGCAGCTTCAACGTCAGAGATTTGGTGCGACAGTTCCGGCGCGTATGCTGGCGCGACGAGCGATTGAAGCAGTTGCAATACTTCGCCTACGCTTTCTGAGCCGGTAGAACCTGATGCGCCGCCCGTTCGGTTAAACAACGCGAGCAATAGCTGAAACCATGCCATCGAAACCCGCCCCGTCTTCGGGTCGGTCATCGGCGCGCCAACATCGGGGAAGTTCGCCTGATTGTTCATGTGCGCGCTCGCGTTACGTCGACCCATGCGCCGTTAAGCGCGGTCTTGACTGGCGCAGACCATGACAGTTCGAACACCCTATCGCGCGCATACCCAAGACGCTGATACTGAATCGACGTCAGGTATTCGCCAGCCTTCCCGAGCGATCCAGCGACAGCGTTGCCCCACGATGCGCCGCGGTCATCTGACCAACGCAAGCGAATCTCAGGCGGGGCGCTGTCGTCAGGCAGGCCGTTGCCGACTTCCATGTCGGCCACAAACTGGCGGAACAAAACGCGGTTTCCGTCTGCTCCGCTGATGTGCGGGAAGCTGCGGACGCGCAGAATCGGGTTTCCGTTGTCCGTATAGGCGTTCGGATCGAGCGCATAGACGTTTCCAGTCTGCCAGTCACCAACAAGATTTCGGCCGGCGTTGAATGAATGGCAGTTCATGCGATGGCGACTCAGAGAGCCATCCGCTTCCAGATAGGCGCGCTGATGCCATTGCCCGGTGGCCGCATCGAAGCACCAAGTCTTGTTCGCGGCCGGGAACGTCAGCACATAGAACGCGTGACCGCCTTGCAGGTACGAAAAGCCGATCGCGTCGTCTATCCGGCTGTAGGTTAGAAACTCAGCTTCCAGCGCGTGCGTCGAGATGCGCTCTGCCGCGTAGTTCTTGCCAGCGAACACGATGCCCTGCCCTTGCAGATCCTTGCCAAGCCAGAACAGCGCGAGATCGATCTTTGCAACCGAGTGTTTCGCCGCGCAACCATGCTCGATGTAGACGCCAGGCATGCGGCCGAACGTGAAATCCGATGCGCCGGTGTTGTACCAAACTTCAGTCGTCTGCTCGCCAAACAGCCATATTTCTCGGTGCATGACCGCGAGCGTCACAAGGTTGTCTGAATACGTCGATTTGCTGGCAATATCGAGCGAATCGAACGATATGTCTTGGTACTTCGAGATATAGAAATGCTGTGTGCCGGGCTGATTAAAGACGAAGTAACCGTCGACGTAATCAACCGTATCCGATCCGTAGTACGCGGAGTCGGTGACGGGCGACAGCTTGTTCTTCGCCAGATCGATCGTGAAGCCATACGTCGAGCCGTCAACGATGAACACGCTGGTTCCGTTGTCCTTCATGGCGACAGGGCCAGAATCCGTTGTCAACTGACCGAGCAGGGTATAAACGCCCTTCGCATCGACGGAATAGATCGACTCACTGACGATGTCATATCGATTGCCGTTCGACGCGGTATATATAGCGCGACATTCGCCGGCTTCAGGCGGCGTCGACACGAGCGTCAGGCCGGGCGTCGGGTAATACGTGAATGGCGCCGTGGCGTCTTGCGGGTTTTGCTCGCCATATAGATTGACTTGGCGCTGAGCATCCGCAATCAGGCTTTTCGCGGCGTATGCACCGCCAGTCAGAGGAATCCGCATCAGTAATTAGAGCCGCTGTAGATGTTGTAACGCTGCTTCGAGCCGAGGCCGCGCGGCATCGTCATGGACGGAATCTGCGAGTTCATGCGCTTCACAACACGCTTGGCATTCAGCGCGAGGCCGACCAGCGATCGTTGCGGATCAAGCTGGTACGACGGCGCGAGATACAGCCCGAGGTTGTAGCGAATGGCTGCCATGTATTCAGGCGGCAGGTTGACGACTTGCGCCGGCGCCGTGAACTGCGGAAGCGCCTCCATCGTGACGATGTGAAGCTGAAACGTGCTGTCCGGGATCGGGTAATACGTAAGGTTCCCGAGCGGGAAAGCCGGGTCGTAATAGGCCCACGCAGGGAACGATTGCAGCCCCTTCAACGCCAGGCGCGAATAGTCCTCCATCGATTCGATAATCCGAACCGGATAATCGATCGGCGTCGAGCTGCCCGCGTTGAGCCGCGCATATGCTGCGTTGATCTTGATCGGCCGCTGAACGTTGAAATCGCCGCCAGTGCCGACCGTGTACGTCTGCGCTCCGGTCGATTGAATCGCCGTGTCGACAAGGTGATAAACCGAAAGACGCTCGCCCTGCCACTGACCGAGCATCATATTCAGCGTAGCGAGCGCATCGGCGGTATCTTCAGCGCTTGCTGCCTGCCCGATACCAAGCGCGCCAATGTCTTTCAAGGCGAGCGTAATCAAGTCGAGCGCGGTAGTCGCGCCGACCTGCTGGATTGTGATTGACATTAGTTTGTGCCGATTCTATGAAGGCTGGAGCTATTCGAGGTCAGGCAAGCGTGAGGCTTGCACTCCGAACCACGCCGTCTGAACCTTTGACTTTGATGGTCAATTGCGTATCGCTGGTAAGTTGGAACGACATGCTCCCGTTTGCGCTTGGCGTTACCGATGCGGGCGGCGTTATCTCGATGTTTCGGCTATAGACGTTCGCCCATCGATACGATGACTGGCCTAGCGAGTAGGTGTTATCGGCACCTGGGCGCACGGTGTTCTGCGCAAGATTGGTTCGCAGCATGATGGTCGAGCCGATCATCATGTCGAGCGAAGCAGAACCCGCCGAATACTGGAGCGATGCGGCATTATTGGCCGCAGGCGTTGCGAACAGCAGCGCCGAATAGCCTGTCGAACTCGTTTCGAGTGTCACGCCCGCGCTCGAACTACCTTCAACGAGTAGGCCGGGAAACTTGGGCGCAAGAGTCGATCCGGTATCGGATTCGTGCACATGCAGGCGAGCACGAACCAACTCTGGAAGGATGTTCACCCCGGCAAATCCTTTCGAAAAATCACCAGAAACCAGCGGAGCTTTCGATGTGCTTTTGTCGTTGGCGATGATGAGCTTGGCGCTCAAGGCGGTCGGATGCGAGTTGCCCGCGTTGTGACCAATAATCACCGAATCATTGACGACGTTGACGCCACCAGCCGCATAAGCACCGATGATCGTGGTGTTGATCGCGGCCTGCGATTCGCGCCCCGACGCCTTCCCGACGAAAACCGCGTTTTGTGCATCGAGACAGTTCCGGCCGGCTTCATCACCGACCGCGGTGTTGTAATCGCCGAAGATCATGTTGCCGAGCGCGAGCGCACCTACTGCGGTGTTGTAGGTGCCCGCATACGTATTGCTGCCAGCCTGATTACCGACGAACGTATTGCGAATGCCGGTGACGAGGTGATTGCCGGCGTCGCGGCCGACTGCCACCGTGTAGGCGTTCTGCTCTGGATCAGTCGAGTAGCCCGTGAAGGCTGCGATTCGCGCTCCGATCCCCGGAAAGAGCGTCTCCAGTCCGTTCAGATTCCACCCAGCCTCGCCGGGCAGGTATGGATTGTTTGAAGGCTTGCGCCAGAAGTCATGTTTGTATGTGATGACCCAATTCGCATCAGGTGCGCCATACCATGCAAGCGCCTCCGACCCAAGTGCTGTAACTCGATGGACATTTCCGGCATACGCCATCGTATCGCCGCCGAAGGCGTCAATGTATTGCCATTCGAGAGGCGCGCTGCCAACCCAATTCCCGTAAGCACACACGTTCTGAATGTGCTTCGTGTAGTCTTTGAGTTTGCTTCCTTGGGAGAAAATCGTGTTGTACGAACTTCCGTCAAGCCCCGGTCCATAGCGCGTCGGATAGGTCTGCCCCTGAAACTCGCGCTGATAGGTGGATGGCGCAAAAAAGATGCTTTCGCGCGCAGGGTTATAACTGAGCACCGCACCGCCAGACTGAATGCCGCCCGATGTGATTCGGCCAGGCCCATGCACATCGTAGTCGGGAGCGGCTGCGCCGACAGAAAAGGAGCCTGCCGGAAGATATGCGTCACCGGCCGTCTGCGCCGAGACGATGGCCGCCGTATCGTCGGTCGTGCCGTCGCCCTTCGCTCCGAGGCCCCTGACGTTCGCGGAAATCCACTGCGCAATCTTCGCGATAGTCGTTTGTGCGATTGATCCAGACTGCTTGATATTGGCGCTTTCCGTGCCATCGAGCGCCGCAGCAGCCGGAATATTTGCGCTAGAACCAGACGAGTCGAGCGCAATTCCAGAGACAGTTCGCGTCACATGGCTAGTCGCGCTGATGACGAGCGAGTAGTTACCATCGGCAGCGTAAAACGAGAACTGACCGTTAGCGCCTGCTTTGATCGGATTCGCGGCCACGGTCACGCCGTTGTCGCTGTAGATCGTGGCCTGTGCGCCGGCCGCCGTCAGAACGCGAATGCTTGCGCCTGCAACGGGCGTTCCGTTGTCGTGCGTTACGCTGTCTTGGTATTGCTGCATCAGCTAGCCTCTAGTGCGGCCCGAATCTTGTCATCGGACCATCGTTTGTCGATCTTCACGCCCTTCTCTGCGGCGATTTGCAGCAAGGCTTCGCGCGTGTCCACGTCGTCAGAGCCGAGCAGCGCGGATTCTTCTTCCGCGTTCTGCACGAGCTGATCGCCAATCCATTTCGGATATGCGACGAATTCCGGCTTCTGCTCGCGCGGCACAGGCGGCACGTATTCAGGCACCGTGTAACCGGGCAGAGCGTATAGCTCGTCCTGGCTGTTGACGATGCGTTGCGCACCATCGGGGCCAGTCGCCCATGCGGGGAATTTTTCGTATGCCATCGGCTCGTCAGAATGAAAAACCCCCGCCGAAGCGGGGGCCGATTGCTGGATCAAAGGCATCAGCGGACGATACGGCAGGCCAGTTCCGGGTAGATCGGAGCGTAGCCATACAGCACGTCAATACGGCAAGGCACCGTGTCCGTGCCGATCGCGTACTGGCGCGAGATACGCATCGAAATGCCCTTGTGCATGCGACGTGCGCCCCATGCACCGTACTGCGACACGTCTTCCAAGTCAGCGGTCACGAGTGCGAAAGCATCCTTGTGATACGCGAGGTTCGCGCTGTACTGCGTCGACGGAGCAACGTCCCACGTCACGACAGCAGCGTTCGCGGGACCAGCCGAAACCGTCTGGTACTGCTGGTTCGATGCCGCGGTGTTGATCGGCGGGAAGATCGAGAGCGTCGCGTTGCCCGAACCGTCAGCCGTAGCCGGCGCGGTCACGGTGAACTGACGGAGAACGCCGGTCGTCTGGCGGTTCTGCGGGTTCACGCCGTACACGCCAGCGATGTAGAACGTGTCACCCTTCGCCACCGTTGCGGCAGCGCCGAGGCCGGTAACAGTCAGCGTCGATCCGGTTTGGCCAGCGCCGGAAACGGTGCCGTTCGTGCGCGTGCCAGACGTGAACACGTTCACGTTCTGATCCATGCCGATATCGAAGCCGAGGCCGGACGGCGAGAAGATGCCCGACTCGTACTGCGCGCCGATCTTGTTCGACGGGTTGAACAGGCCAGCGGCAGCCTTGACCATCGAGCCGTTCGTCGCCGGATCCCAAACAACAGTACGCTGACCATCGCGCGGGGTCGCTTCGTTGTCCAGCTTCGTGCCGGCATCGAGCAGAACCTTGATATCGTTCGGAACCGAGCCGACCGTACCAACGTTGTTTGCGACGTTTGCAGCCAGCGCCAGACCGTCGAAGTCGATCTTGTTGGCGATGGTCGCCATTGCCGGCTTGATGTAGCGGTCAGCGAACTCGTCGACAACCAGCGTCAGTTCTTGCGAGCTGAACGTAAAGTCGACGTGGAACTGCGTCGTCAGGCTGACAGGCACCGACGATTCGTTCACGTTTTCGAGGTTCAGGTTCGGGCCGGTCGTACCGACGAAGCGGTTCGGCTTGCGCGCGTTGACGGTCGAGCCGATCTTCGCGCCGCTGACGGCGAATTCCTTGCTGTATTCGCGGTTGATGCGCGACGAGAACGTGAGGTTGTTCTCCAAGATCATCAGCGATTCGTCGAGGATCTTGGTCGGGGTAAGAAGCGTATTTGCCATCTAAGTAATCAGCCTTTGTTTCGTTTCTTCCAAGCGATGTATTCCGCGGTCGAGGCGAACTCAGCCGGCTCGACAGGCGCAGACTTCCCGCCGACCGGAGTAATCGGTGCGGGCGCTTTGGAAACAGGTTTCGGGGTAGGTGCGCTCGCGCTGACCTTCGCTTCGAGGCGAGCCAGTTCGAGAGCCATTCGCAACGGGGGAAGGGAAAGCAGGCGTTCGGCGTTCTCCGGGTCTTGACCGAGTGCGTGAAGCACCTTATGGCCGTGATCCATCGACGTGATGGCTTGCAGGAAGTCGGGCGATGCGCCGCCGAGCATTTGGAACGTGCGCAGGGACGAATCCCACTCCGCCCCAAAGTCACCTTTGCCCGCGTCGAATACCTTGTTGCAAGCCTCGTCGAATCGCTCTTGCTCGATCAGTCGCTTGGCTTCGGAACGGATCTGTTCGGCCGTCATCGGCTGTCCAGTCGCCTCCTGCTGCGGCTGAAGCTCGCGCAATCGCGCTTCGAGTGCTTCTCGCTGGCGTTTCTCTTCGTGTTTCTCGCGCGTCAGTTGGTCGATGCGTCGTTGAACCCAATCGTTTTTGGGCTTTTGCTGCTCTTGCGACTGCTCGACTACTTCAGCGGTTTGCTCGGCGCCCGGTTCCGTGCTGACCTCGGCGGGCTGTTGCGCCTGTTCCAACTCCGTAGGCGTGACGTTTTCTTGCGGCAATGCGTTTTCTTCGATTTGCATGGACAAGTCCAAGAGGATTTAGCCCGGTGATGCCGCACCGGTACGGTTTATTGCTGTTGAGCGGGCAACAAAAAACCGCCCGAAGGCGGTTGTTGTTGTGTGGGGTCTTGCGTTTGCGGTGGACTGCCCTCTGGCGCGCCGGTCTGCATCATCTGCATGACGACTTGCGTAGCGACGTGCGCGACGAGCTCAGGATCAAGCGGCTGACCGAGTGCTTGCAGGCGCTTGGTTTCAGCTTCGTAACTCTTGATGTTCGTATCCTGCTGCTCCTTGCCCTGCTGCGCCTGTTGAAGCTGCTGCGTCAAGTGCTCGATCATCTGGCCCATGTGCTGCATCTTCTGCGTGGCATCCTGCATTTCAGGCGTCGGGCCTTCGCCCAAGATTGCGGGCGGGATCGTGCGGTGCAGACGCTCGGCAACCTCGTCGGCCATCGGGAAGTCTGCAGCCTTGAACAGCAGGTCGCCGGCAACCTTCATCAACTCCTGATCCTGGCTCATGATCTGCGTGAGCGCGTTAAACGCTTCCTGCCGTCGCGTCTCGTAGTTCGGGCCAACCTCAACGGTCACGTCATAGCGGCCGATGCCAGGGTTGTAGATCAGTTGCACGTCTTTCAGATGGTCGCGCTGGTCCTGCGGCGGTGCGGGCTGTCCATCAGGCGTTGAAACCGGATGCGGCTGATTCGGATCGAACTGAGCAAAAGTCTCTGTGCCGTCCTCGCCCAAGATCCGAACGACGCGCGCCGTGTCGTAAATCTTCGGGATCAGGTCAATCAGCACGCGGCCGGTGTATCGAATCGAGCGAGCAACGTTGTCGATGAAGTGATACGTCGCGCGATCGCCCTGACGCTGCCGAGCCTGAATCGCGACGCCGGCCTGAGCATTCGATTGCTGCCCGAACTGCTCTTGGTATTGACCGGACGACATCATTAGCTCTTGCTGCGCCGTCTGCATGCCTTGCAAGTACGCAGAAGCGCCTACAGGGGGCTGCGAACGTTCCGGGCGGGGGATCTCTGATCCATCCTCGCGCAGAGCGTTGTAGGGCAGATACGGCAGGTTGTCTTTGTTCGCCTGCGCCCACTCGTTCTCATATCCTTCGAACGCCTCTTTCGGCCCGATGTAAGGCGTCTTCGTCTGCAGCGCGATGTACTCGACGTTTGCCGACGACATGTAGTTGTACATGCGCTGCGCATCTTTCATGCTGCGCGTGTGGCCCTTGCGCTCAACCTTGCCGTCGATGACGATTTCCTCGCCGATGACGCGCACAATCGGGATATACCGACCAGGCCACGGCTTTTCGTCGATGATCGTGTCACCAGCGAGCAGATACCAGGTCATCTGCGGCGTGCTGACCGTGCGACGCTGGATTGAAGCGTCACCCTCAACCCTCTTCTGCTCATCAGGCGGCAGATCGGACAGCATGACCGCGCCAAGCTTAGGATGAGCAACAAGCGTGTCGCTCTTGCTCGTCTTGCGGAAGTACTCGCAGACACGGATCTTGTCTTTGCCGATCCAATCGCCCTTCGACGAGTCATCGCCGAACTGCACATCGGCGGCCTTCTCGCCCGGATACGTCGCCTCGAACTCGGCTTTCGTCATCTGCTCGAAAACGAAGCCATACTTCGCGTCTGAGCCGTCTGCGGATTCGATATCCGGGTCAAGATAGACCGTTAGCGGGTTCTTTACTCGCCGAAGGAAAATTTCCTGATCAAAGCTGCCGTCGTGAGCGTACTCTGTGACGACGCGCCAATAACCAATACCTCCTTGGACAGCGAATTCGGTAGCAGTGTCATAGACGATCTCGGCGTGCGAGTTGTACTCGATATGCCGGATGATTCCATCAAGGATCTTAGCAATCTCGATATCCGCATCGCCGTCCACCGGTAACGTCTTGACGCTAGGCTTGTTCTGCTTCGCATCGTTGATGATCTGTAGATTGTGCTGACGCGTCTTGTTGATCGTCAGGCACGGGCGCTGATCGCCTTCGCGTGCGTTGCGGATCTGATCGGGCCATTGCCAACCGTTGTCGGCGTCGCCATTGGCGAACTTCAGGTCTTCAACGAAGCGCTTGCGAAACTCGCTCTCGGCTTCCTCGCAGCGCGCAAAGCGCTCTTTCGCTTCGGCAACGATCTTTGCCTTGGGGTCTTCCTGTTTTTTGCGTGCCATTTATGCGAGCCAGCCGCCAGCACCGACAATCGGGCGACGGACAACAGGTTTAGAGGGTTTAGGAGCCTTGCCGGCGCGTCGTGCGCCCTCACAGGCGTATCGCAGCGCGTCGATGACGTGGTTATCCTTGTCTTCGAGAATCGGCAGGATGGCGCCCGTCAACGGGTCTTCCTTGTACTTGTAGAGCGAGAGTTCATCGATCAGATGCTTGCACCGCGGATGAACGATGATGTCGAACGACTTCAGGAATTCAACGCCCTCTTCCAGCGACTTCGCGCCCTTGATGGCCGGCCGAATCTTCGGAAAGCCGTTCTTCTGCATGTGGCTGATCGTTTCCGGCCGCGCAGAGTCAGCCGTGATAGGCCACTTCTCAGCATCCGGCACGCTCATGAACAGTTCAGGCAGGTTCACGATCTCGCAGCCGACCATGTACGCCTCGTAATCGACGTACAGCAGGTTGCCTTCGATATCGCATCGAATCAGCACGGACGGATCGACCGAGAACCCCCAGTCCGCACCCAACCGATGAATGGTGCCCGCCGGCCGTTCGAATTCTTCAATGCGCCAGTTCTTGAATACGCGCGCTTCGCTGTTCTGCTGGTACTTACCGAGCCAGATATGCGCGTACTTGTCAGGATCACGGCGCTTGTCGTACTCCATTTCAATGCGCAGCTCCTCAGGGAGCCACGGATTGTCCATGTAGTTCGCTTCGACAACGACAGCGCCAGGCGGCGGCTCTTCACCGCGCAGCAGCGCGTCTACCGGGTCAGTCGATTCGCGCGGGTTCCACGAGAACCACAGTTCCGATCCCGGCTTACGAATAGTCGGGCGCAGCAGATCAAGCGAGCGTTGGCTAAGCGACTGCGCTTCCTCGACCCACGCGATATCGAAGCCTTCCAGCGACTTGATCGACTCCGCGGTATGGTTCTGCATACCCTGGAACATAATCAGACCGCCATGCGTCGACTTGATCTGCGCATCCTGGACGTCGAAGTACGCGCCGGCATTCAACGACTCAATCTTGCCTTCGAGCAGTTTCTTGACAGACTGCTTGAGCGACTTCTGCACCTCACGAACACACACGGCGTCCGTCTTTTCCATCACAGAGCGCTCAATCAGCATCTCACCGAAGAAATGCGACTTGCCCGAGCCTCGGCCGCCGTGTCCGCCCTTGTAGCGCGCAGGCTCAAGTAGCGGAACGAACACCCGCGGGGTTTGAATTTGGAGTATCGACAATTACGCGCTCGATCTTGGTAATGGCGATCGGGTCGCCGTCCTTGCCGGACATTTCAACCGCCTGCGTGGACTTGCCATACCCGCGGTCAAGCAACTCTTTTGCCGCCGCGATACGGGCCGAATCGTTCTCGCTCGTCGTCAAGATCGTGGCGAGCATTGCGATTGCCTCCGGCGCATGGTTCTGAGCCAGCGCCCGAATATCGGCCGTGATCTTGTTCGGCGTTCCTCTGACTCGGCCGCCGGTTTTCACACCTTTAGCCATGTGTCTATTTCCGTCTAAATCTATCTACTTTTGAGGTGCGCGCTCACCGGCCCGTATGTGTTGCCGCGGAGCCGATCCGCTGACCAGGAGCGCGCGAAAGAAGGATTGCCGCACCCGGCGCGCCCTAGAGTTCCCTTGCGGGCGGAGACAGAGCACTTCCATGACCTGCGCGGCTGACGCTGTTTTCCCACCTGCGCCTGGGGTGATGAACTAATGCGCCGTACTGGCGCGAGCAATGATCTGTATCGCCGTCTCAATCAGCCCGGCGTATTCGTCTTCGTCGTATTGCATGGCGCGATTGGACAGCATCTCGAACGCGTCATCGCCCACCTCTACGACTCCCTCGTTAAGTAGATGGCCGATCACGATTGCGAACGCATCGGCTACCGTGTCTAGGTCTTCGTGCGGGGCGAGTGGTCGCATATGTCACCTGTAGGGCGGGCGCAATACCGAGCAAGAGCGGCGCGTATATGCTCCTGCTGCTCCGGCGTTATCGGAGGTTTTGGCGTGCCATCTGCGTTGAAGCAGTAGTAACCGCCCTCGCATCCAATATCTTGGCACCCGCCAGGTTTGCATTTGCTCATGCCATCCTCTGTCCACGGAAGTACGCCTTACCGTCATCCCGCACCGAGCAGAACTCTGGATGAAGCAATTCGCCATCACGCCACGTCAGCACCGCAAAGCCGCTTTGCCAGTTCGCGTTGCGGCCGGTCAGGTAGTGGAACTCGTCTTGCTCGGGATCGGCCAGCATTCCAGTTTCAATGCCGTATCGAAGTCGACCGAATCCACGGAACTGCACAGCCTGGAGCCGGTGCGTATGACCCGTAATGACGTGATATCCAGCCCCTTTGACGACGTTGTTGTAGGCGGCATGCATACCGTTAGCCACTGAATGGATGATGACTGTGTCGTCATTGACGTCGATCCTGTATGAGTCTTTCCACGCCGGCAGATGGTCGGCGAGCGCAAACCCTGCGATGCCTTCGTATTCCGGCGCAGAGTGAGCCAGGCGGCTGTCGAATCTCACATCATGATTGCCGATCGTGCGCAGCAGCTTCATACCGCGCGCAGCGGCCTCGATCTCGCCTAAGCGGTCTTGCACCGCCTCTAGCTCGTCTTTGACGCTGTACGTCTTTTGCCAGCCAATGCGCGCGTGTTTGCTGATGCGTGCGCCGTCGAGCAAATCGCCGTTCAGAATCACCGCCTTGATATCGCTCGCGTGTTCCGCGATCACATTGCAGAACGCCTTGTGCGCGGTCGTGATGAGCTTCGGCGAGTAATGCGCGTCAGAGCCAACGACGATCGAGCCATTGCGAATCGCAAGCCGGTTCGTCAGCTTCTTTTCCGTCAGCGTCAGCACCACGTCTTGATGCTTCGCCGCCTTCATGCGATCGCGAAACGTCGTCTCCGCGATGCCGCTTGCCCGAGCTGCAGCCTTGATGCTGCCGTGCGTCTCAATGACTTTCTGGTAATCGATCAAGCATCGCCCCCGATACGTTTTAGTGCCGCCTCGCGATCAGCCTTCATCGCGCCAGCAATCAGTCGATGCTTCTCGCTCTCTACGCTGCCCAGTAGCGCCCCGTGTGCGTTCTCTTGATCCAGGCACAGCGCCATTTCTTCAGCGTCCTCAGCGAAGTCCATTGCGAGCATCGCAACAGCCAACACGCCAAGCGCAGACAGCAGCAGCACAAGCGCGACAACGACAAGCGAGACGAGAGACATGGCGGCTCCTATAAGTCTGCGAATGTATTAAATGTGGGCGAGCGAACGCGCAAAGCATCCACGGCGTCGACAGTTTGCAAACAAAACTTGATGTTCTAATACTTACGACGTATTATATCTACACGCAAGCGCGGAGACCAACCATGAGCAACTATGAAAATTACGTCCTGAAGCAAGCAGCCGAGACGATCGGCAAGCTGCGCGAGCTGGTGCAGTCCGGCCACATCACCATCGAGAGCGCATGCGCAATCGGCGAAGCGCGCGCCATGCTGCAAATCCTCTCTGACGCACTGGAGGCTCGCAGTGAACGCGCGGTTTAAGTGCAGCCACGATTTCTGGCTCGATCAGGAGGCTGACGCCTACTACAACGAGACAGATGGCGAGGATGACGAAGAACCGGAGGATGATCCGGACGATGCAGATTTACAATAAACAATCCACACACGGAGAAACCATGAGCAACGAACACAAGACCCTTGCTATGCGAGCGCTGGAGAACATGCGGGGCGATGACCTCTACCGCGCGCGCGCAGCGTTCAGCAACCTGACCGATGCAGAGCTTGACCTGCAACATGGATACAGCGGCAAGACGCGCCGCGAAATTCTTGCCGAATACGAAGAGTACGAAGCGAAGATTAACGCGGCAATCGAATGGATGAAAACAAAGTAAAACAAGCCCGCGCGATGCGGGCTTTTTTGTTTTTGAGAGCGGCCTCGTTCTCGCAACCCTACGCAGCGAACGGGACTTAACCCGCAAACCGCGCTTGACTCTCACGATTGCGCCGGACCTAGATCGATTTTCAGGTCGACCGGCACCAGCCTGTTTTGTCAGTCGGGCGCATGCGTAAGAGCGCTGTCTTTCCAGCAGTCAGGCGCGGGGAGCGCCGGCGAAAACGAAAAAGCCGCCGCTGATTGCTCTAGCGACGGCCTGCGTGTAAAAAGCCGCTCAACCCATCAGGGGAGCGGAAACTGCTTTGCAGCAGAAGGAACCGGGAACGCATGAATCCCACGGTGACACAATCATATCAAAACAGTCCAAGTTGTGTCAACCAAAACTTAGCGAGTATTAGTGCGGTCGTCCGACGATCGACAGGAGCGCGGCAATCGCCTCCTGACGCATGTGAACGGGGATGGCGGCGCAGGCCGCATTGATGAATTCGTGGTCAGTCCAGGCGTGAGGCGATAACTCGCCCTCGAACACCGGCAAAACATTCGTACCACTCGTAGCGACAACTTGCGCACCGGTCATAATTACCCGCCTTTCTAATCGTTTGGGGAGGCGCTTTCAACTAAGCGTCCACGTAACGATAAGGCATATCATAAGGGTACGCAACAAATCCTTGTATTGCTTTGTTGCATTTTCGCTGTATTAGAAGTCAAAATTACTTTGGTAGGACGAAAATTGTTAGCGCTGTAATACTTTTGTCTGACCCGCTGTCAACCGTTTGCGAGCAGCTTATTTTGCGTGCTCTTTCTCGACGATCGTCTCTATCGGCTTTCCTGTGACGATAGCGCCCATCACCTTTATCAGTGCGGCGCGCGTTGCTTCAGGTGAATGCTCGTAGAGGCCGCGGACAGTGTTTAGAACGTCTGCCAGCCCCTCGTCCTGGACTTCTGCCGGCGCCTGATGGTTTGTGTCGAGCCAGCCTTCCGGGAGGTTCAGAGCGCTCTCTATGCGACGCGCGAGCTGCGGGCCGATGATGCGACCGTTGCCGCCCTCTTCCTTCTTCCCACCGTTCTTGATCTGCGACACGTAGATCTGATCCATGCCGAGACGGTCGGCAAATCGTCTGAGCATTCCCCGATCTGGCTCGTTCGGCCAATCCTTCCTGAAGTCTTCCTTGAATTGGTCAAACAGCCAAAGGAAGTTTCTCTGACGGATGCGCTCGATTGTTTCTACGGTCATCTTTCGGTTCCTGTGTTTTAGTCGCGGGTTGGCCCCGTCGTGCGCACCTCATGCGCTTTTCACCGGTACGGTCGTGTTCCCCTCGCCGCCCTGCTTTTCTCGTGTAACTGAATATTGCGACATCGGGCGTCTGAATGCAAGCGTGACCAAAGCAAAAAACTAGAGTTTTCACTAACTTACAGCGCTTTACGCTTACAAATACTGGATACTTTTGGCGCTTTATAATACAATGAAAGCCTTAGATCAACAGGCGCGAGGAGCCGACAAATGGATGCAAACGAGTTCCACCAAAAGCACGGCCGCAAGATCGTCGACCAGGTGCGCGAGAAGCTCGGCATGAGCCTGTGCTCTTGGTATCACATCAAGAATTACGCCCGTCCTGTGACGCCTGACCGCGCTGTAAAGCTCGCTATGGCAAGCGACGAGATCACGGCTGGCGACGGTATGCAGATCGTCGACCTGCTGCGCCTGCGCGATCTGCCGGCGCGCGTCGTTGGCACCGGTAAGGACGAAGCATGAGTTACGGATTCGTCTACATTCTCGGCAACAAATCAATGCCCGGGATCTACAAGCTCGGCATGACGTCCGGCAGCCCGCACAAGCGGGCAAAGGATCTCAGCGCGTCTACTGGCGTCGCAACCCCCTTCGTCGTTCTCTGCTATGCGGAGTTCGAAAACGCGCTTCAGAAAGAGCGGGAGTGCCACGAAGCACTCGCAGAGTACCGGGTTTCGGACAGGCGAGAGTTCTTTGAGTGCCAACTGGAGCACATGCACGGGCCGCTTTACTGGGACTATGACTGGCTATCGTATTCCCCGGGCGTGTTCGAGGAATGGCGCCTTGAGCAGATTCACAACAAGCCGCGAACGCTCGAATTGGTGAAAGCATGAGCATTTGGACCTACAAGAAGGCGGTCATGCAGTCGAAATTATCGGCGTCGACCAAGCTCGTCTTGGTCGCGCTTGATATGCACGTCAATGACATGGGCGACCCCGCATTCCCCTCCTACGCCCGCCTCGCGGATCTTACGTCGCTTTCGGCCCGTAGCGTCATCGAGCATGTCGGAATCGCCGAGCAAGGCGGCTGGCTAAAACGCGAAAAGCGCTTCAACAAGGAAGGCCGGCAGCAATCCAATCTGTTCTACCTGCAAGTTCCGCATCACATCGCTGTAGCAAGCAACGCAGGCGCGGAACCAGAACTCCCCTTATCCGGGGGTGCAGATGGTTCACCCATGGGTGCAGCAGGTTCACCCTCGGGGGTGCAGCAGGTTCACCCAGAATTAACCATAGGAAAGAACCAATCAAAGGAAACTAAAAGGGCTACCGCTCTGCCAGCGAATTTCGCCGTCACAGACGATCTGCGGAACTGGGCTGCTGAACGGGGCTACACGTCGCCCGACGAGCTTCTGGAGGCATTCAAGCTCTATCACACCGCCAAGGGATCGACGTACAAGGATTGGAAAGCCGCCTTCCAGATGTGGATCAAGAACGACAAGCGTTTTTCTTCGCCCAAATCTAAAACATCTGGTGTATCATCTAGTAAAACAAAATCGCTTGCTGACATGGACTACAGCACGCCACTTTTCTAACCAGAAGTGTTGTACAAAAACAAACGGGAACCGACGATGCATGTTTTATCAACCACACTTCCAGACGAGGGATCGTGCGCAAAGCACGGTTCTTTCCCTATTCGACAGATCAATGTCGCTGAGTCTGTGATTCGAATTACGCGCTGCCCTGCCTGCTCGAAGGAAGACGCAGACCGCGAGGCAGCAGAGCGCGCAGAGAAGGAGCGCGCAGAGCGTCAGGCGAAGATCGAAGCGCGTCTGGAGCAAGCTGGTATCCCTGCTCTGTTCCGCGAACGCACGTTTGACAATTACGAGTTCCCGACAAGCGAACAACTGCGCGCACGTAACCGTTTCTATACCTTCGCGCAAAACTTTGACCATCACCTGAAGCGCGGCACCGTCCTAGTCGGCATCGGCAAAGTTGGTACCGGTAAATCTCACCTTGCATGCGCGGCTGCTAACTACCTGATGGCACGCGGTCACACCGTCTACTTTACGTCCACCGCACGCTTGTTTACCAAGATTCGCGGAACATGGTCGCGCAACTCCGAGCTTACCGAAGAACAGATGCTTCGCCAGTTCGAGTCGATCGATTTGATGATCCTCGACGAGATCGGATTGCAGCGCGGCACTGACGACGAGATCCGCACGCTGCACGAGCTGCTAGAGGCGCGCAGGCTCAATTGCAAGCCCACCATCCTGCTGACGAACCTCGACGTACCGAGCCTGAAGGCGTATCTCGGCGAGCGCTTCATGGACCGCCTGAGCGAATCTGGCGTAAGCGTGAAGTTTGATTGGGAATCGCACCGTCGCCAATCGCGCGACGTTGGCGGCCTAGACGCGGAGGCAGCATGATTCCAGCCCGCATCAGCGATTACCTCAGCACGCAGACCGAGGGCGCGACTGTTCAGCAGATCGCCGACAGCATCGACATTACGGCTCAGAAGGTGCGCCAGGCACTATCGCGACTTGAAACCAGCGGCAAGGTGAAATGCAACGGCCGGCGCGACAGATTGGGCGCCTTGTGGCTCAGCATCCGCGAGGAAACGCCGCCAGTGTTCCGAGCGATGGAAACGCTCAGGGCGATGCAAGACGCTTGCAGGGCGCGACTGACGGCTAACCAGATGGAGGCGGCATGACGAAGACTGAATGGTTCCCAATGAGCATCAAGCCGGTTCGTGATGGCGTCTACCAGACTCTTTTGTGTCAAGGAGAGTCCTATAACCCGCCCTATCAGCGGTACGAGGATGGGAAATGGTTTTCCACGTGCGACACCGCATGGGAAGCTGAAGATTGCCCATTTGTGTCCGCCATATCCGATCTGCTGCACGCTTGGCGTGGCCTGACGGAGCCAGCAGCATGAGTCCCGCCCTGTACTGGTGGCTGTTCTTTGGCGTCATGGCGAAAGTATGGAATCCGCCGAAACGTGAGCATAAGGAGGAAGCGTGAAATTTCATCAGTTGATGTGCCTGTGCTCGGTGGTCATCCTCGCGCCAAAACTGGACGACAGCCACGCTCGATACTTGGCTATTTTTTGCCTCGCCGTATCGTTTGTGTCTGGCTTGATAAGCAAGCAGCCTGAATGACCAAACCATTACGCCAGCATGAGTACGGCGACCCACTAAAAATTCTAATAGCGCGCGAGGAACGAACATGCAAGGGCTGCGTTTATCAGATCGGGAAGATCAGTTTCGGAGAATCGGACTTACTCTGCGCTCGTCTACGGCCGATGACGAAGCGGTGCGAAGAATGGCGCTCTTTGGATCAATGGAGAGCGCACTGTCTTTCGCGTACACGTGGCGGGCAACGGCCGGCGTGAAGATCGGCAAGATCGGCGAGTTCGTCGGCAAGGAAGGCGGCATGATCCTATCCGCGAGCGAGAAACGGGCTCAGGCACGGCGCATTCTCGATGTGATCGAGTCGCATACCAACCTAGATCAACGAGCGCTCCTGGACGCGGAATTCGGCGGCGAGAACGGAGAGCGACACGCGGCGATCGGTCGACTCGAACACCTGTTTGCCGGCATCGTGCGCAATCGGGCTGTCATTCGCCTGATGCTGATGCGCGAGTTCGTCTACGGCGCGCACTACTGCCCTTCTGCGCAAGAGATCGCGGACGAATGCGGAGTCAGCCGAAGCACGGCATATAACGCGGCGGCGAAGATCGGGCCGGCGATTGCAGAGCTGCGCCAGGCGACGCACGAGAAGTTACGACCGGCGTTTTCCCGGCGCGGCTGGATTCCAAAAGAAGAGGACAACAAACATGTCTAAGCGAAAAACACTTTCTCGCGAGTATGTCGCAAGCTTACTGGCTTACGACCCGGAGAGCGGCATGTTCACTTGGTCTAGGCCAAGACAGGCGATTAAGGTGGGTCAAAAAGCGGGGACGCGGGGATCGAACGGATATATCCAGATACGGATAGATGGGTTCCCATATCCGGCGCATAGGCTCGCATGGCTTCTAATGTACGGCGAGCATCCGGCAGCGCAGGTCGACCACATCAATGGCATACCGACCGACAACCGAATCTGTAACCTACGGCTGGCTGACAACCATCAGAACCAATACAACCAAAAGCTACACCGGGACAACACAAGCGGCGTCAAGGGCGTTTGTAAGGTCTACGGCAAATGGAACGCGCGCATTTCTGTTGCGGGAAAACGCAAATCCCTCGGCCAATTCGAGACCATAGAAGAGGCAGCGTCCGCAATCATGGCCGCCCGCGAACAGTTCCACGGCGAGTTCTGCCGACATAGTTAGGCAGCACACAAAAAAGATGGATTTCCCGCTTGCCTATCTAATACAGCGCAGGTATTATGTTTCTCAGCAGCACACACAACAACAAACCAGAAGGAAACATCGAAATGAAACCGCAAACCTTGGCCCGCAACGGCTTATTACGCAGTATCGAAGCCTTCCGCCCGCAACAAGCTCCTGTTGCGCGTAAAAATTTGTCCGCAATGGATACACTGGCTGCTTCGATTCCTAAGTCAGTATTCATGCAGGAACTGCGCAAGGCCGGCGACGAGCACCTTTGCCCTGTCGCCGAACTGATCGAACTCCATCGTCAGGTGCAGATCGCGGAGAAGGTGCCGGACATGTACGCCCTTCTAATGAATTTCGATCTGGAATGGCGTCGCTTTTCATCGATGTTTCCTGAAGCCGCCGCCGATGGCTGGCTCTCACTCCTTGTGAACCGTGCGCGCGTCCTGCGCGATGAAATCGACGAGATCAGCCATGCGGGCCGCAATTGAGTGGATTGGCGCGCTGATCGTCTGCTTCGGATACGGAGCGTGGGCGGCAGCGCAGAACCTAGGAGCCTTCCAATGACAGACGGCGCCGAGTGGTGGCAACAGCAAATTTCCGAAGAACACGAACAGCACGAACGAGAGAACAGTCATGAGCACAGCAACGCTAGTCATCGGTCAGAGCGGAACGGGCAAATCATCCTCCCTGCGCAATTTCGACCCGGCGCAGACCCTTTTGATTCAGATCGTTAAGAAGCCGCTTCCCTTCCGGGCGAAAGGCTGGAGCTACCTGAGCAAAGAGAACCCGGACGGAAACATGTTCGTCACTGACGACGCCGCGCGCATCGTCAGTATTCTCGGAAAGACGCAGCGCAAGACGATCATCATCGACGACTTCCAGTACCTGCTTGCGAATGAGTTCATGCGCCGCAGCGGTGAGACGGGCTTCCAGAAGTTCACGGACATTGGAAAGCACGCATGGGACGTCCTGACGGCCGCTAACACGCTTCCTGACGACGTGCGCGTGTACATCCTCACGCACAGCGAACAGCTCGATTCGGGACACACCAAGGCCAAGACGATCGGCAAGTTGCTCGACGAAAAGATCACCGTCGAAGGCTTGTTCACGATCGTCCTCAAGACCGATGTTGTCGACGGCGAATACACCTTCACGACACGCAACAGCGGGCGCGACACGGTTAAAAGCCCGATGGGGCTGTTCGGCCAAGAGCGCATTCCGAACGATCTATATCTCGTCGACGACGCAATCGTTGATTACTACGGCATCGGGCAAGCCGCTTAATTGCCCTTCATCTGAGCCAAGAACAGCCAGATCAACCAGACCAAAGGAAACAGTATGTACGCATTGAACCCGCAAGCAGCACGCCAGGCAGAACAACGCAGCGAGCGCATTACCGAAATCGGCAAGTACGTCGGCCAGTTCACGCGAGCCGAGGATATCGAAAGCTCGAAGGGAACGCGAGGCATCGACTTCGCCTTCGTGACGGAAGACAAGCAGACCGCGAACTTCACCCTCTGGACGTTCAACACGGCGAACAAGGAACTGTTCGGCTTCAAGCAACTGCAAGCGCTGATGACGTGCCTGCGCGTCAAGAACATCGCGCCGAGTGATGCGGTCGTGAAGAAATGGGACCGCGACACGCAGCAGGTTCAAGAGTTCGACGCCCAAGTGTTCGCCGATCTAATGAACAAGCCTGTCGGCATCCTGTTCGAGACGGAGGACTATCAGAAGACGGACGGATCGATCGGAACCAAGGTTGTGCCGGCTGCGTTCTTCGAAGCATCGTCCGAACTGATGGCGTCCGAAATCCTGGACAAGAAAGCGGCCGCAAATCAACTTGCGAAGATGATCCCAAATCTGCGTCACCGCCCGATTCGCAACGGCCAAGCATCGACGCCCGCACCGACGCGCCAAGCATCGGCGCCCGCTGGCAGATTTGACGACATGGACGACGATATCCCGTTCTGAAATTAACAACAACGCGCCGCTAGCACGCTCTAGCGGCGCACCAAGGGGAACAGCATGGAGACATTGAGTGAGTGGCACCCGAGAGAAATTACGCCGGTTCATGTCGGCGTGTACGAAGTGCGAGTGAAGGCAAACGGCAAGATCGTGCGTTGGTTCAGCTACTGGGACGGGAGACGATGGTCGCTTTCCGCATCGACACCAGAGCAAGCGAGCATCTATATGTACACCCGCAGCGATGCAGCAGAGCACGCAGGCGGGTTTGAATGGCGCGGATTGAAGGAGAAAGCAGAATGAAGCGAAGCAAAGAAGAAGACGCGATCATGAGCCGTATCGCGAACCTCAAAACCGAACTGAAACGCCAGAACAAGCTGCTCGAAGAAGAGCGCTATCGTAACGCGGGCATCGCGATAGGCGACATAGTGGTGTCTAAAGGCGAGCGGTTCCGCGTAGCACAGGTGAAGACGTTTAGCTACGGCTCGGTATGGGTAATCGGCAACGCAAAGAAGAAAGACGGATCTTGGGGCACGGCGCCGCGCCAACTTTATAACGACTGGACGAAGGAGCAAGCATGAGCTTAGACAACAAGCAGCCCGTCACCGTCGTATCGATCGAGCATATCCGCGAACAGCTCCGCATTGCAGAGATCGACATTGCAGAGGCGACCTTCCGGCGCGATTCGCTGCGCCTGATCCTCGATTTGCGCGAGATCCCGCATCGTAATCGTACCGCCGCGATCATAGCGAAATTTTATGCGTGACTAATACACCCGACGCTTTATTTGCAGGTAATATAGCTAGAACCGATACGCAAGATGCTTTATGTCTGGCGATGACAACAAGGAGCCGGTAGTGAGCAATCTCTTCGAAATCGCGAGCGAGTACCGCGCAGATGCGGCGAAGCTCGAAGACCTGGATCTGGACGACCAGACGTTCGCTGACACGCTCGAAGCGATCAGCGGCGATCTGGAAACCAAATGCATGCAGACCGCTTTTGTGGCGAGAAATCTCGAGGCGACCGCAGCGCAGATCAAGGAAGCAGCCAAGGTCATGACAGAGCGCGCGAAGGCGCTTGAGAACCGAGCAGAGCGCATCCGAAAGTACCTGCTCGATGGCCTCACGCTGGCGCAGCGCGACAAGATCGATACGCCCTACTTCCGCATCAAGATCGCGCTCAATCCGCCGAGCGTGCAGATTGCAGACGAATCGCTGATTCCGGATGCGTACAAAACGGAACCGGAGCCGCCCAAGCCGATGCCGGACAAGAAGCTGATCGCGGCGGCGCTGAAAGATGGATTCGAAGTACCGGGTTGCTCGCTCGTTCGCGGGCGCCGTTTGGATATTAAGTGAGGAAACCATGACGCCAGAACAAAAAATCAAGCACCTGATCCTTATTCGCTACGCGGAACTGAACAAGAAGCCTGCGCCGGAAAACGTCACCGCCGAGAACATCGACGAACTATACGACGAGACGAACGGCGACGACTACGAGCTTCAAGACGCAATCAGCGACGTGCGTTGCAGCGGCGAGGAAACCGGCCTTTCTTGCGACTGGTCGCGCCACTACGAATCTGACGCTGTAGCAGCGAAAGCGCCGGATGGTTCATGGGTAGGCTGGACGTATTGGTACGGAGGCGGCAAGCACGGCGAGCCAGAGGCAATCGACTGGATCGAAGACGCCTACGACGTGACCTGCACAGAGGAAGAAAAGCTCGTTGTCGTTCGCACGTTCAAGCAAGTCTAACCGAGAACAACCATGTCTACGTCAATCACCATCTTAGCCAACGGCTACATGGAAATCACCTGTGTAAATCCTGAAGCCGAGCCGTTGCGCAGGCATTACGTGATTCGGCGCACGGTCGATTACCGGTCGATTCCTTGGTGCTAGGCGTGGGCAGGGACGAATGCTTACACCGCTTCATGGCAGCAGCGAGAGACGGACGCCGAGGCGACTACAACGCAGCTAAGGCGATCGTCGAGAGCGTGAGACAGAGAAGCGGCAACGAGGCCGCAGAGACGGCAAAACGCGAACTGTGGGCGTATATCCGCAGCGAGAAGAAAACAAAATGACAGGCCAAAACGAGTTACAGGGCGTCTCACAATGCTTGACGCTCCCTCTGCCGCCTTCCGTCAATAACTACTGGCGGAAATCGCAGCGCGGAATGTACATCACGAAGGAAGGCAAAGACTTCCGCCAGCGTGTAGCCGAGATCGTCGCCGAGCACAACGCGATCAAGTTCGGCACATCGCGCCTGTTCATGGCTGTTCGCCTGTCGATGCGCGATCGACGTGCGGCTGACCTTGACAACCGCCTCAAGGCACTCAATGACGCGCTGGAACATGCCGGCGTGTTCGACGATGACGAGCAGATCGACGAGCTGCACGTTCACCGCGGGCCGATCGTCAAGGGTGGCGAATGTTTCGTGATGATCTCGGGGGTGTGATGGACAAACTCACGATCTTCCTCAATCGCACGAATCGCCGCATGGCGGCAGATGCGATTCATGCGCGGCCCGATGGCCACATGCTGACCATCCAGGAGCCGACGCGCACGACGCGCCAGAACGCCCTACTCCATTCGTTGTTCAGCCAGATCGCGCGACAAGCCGAGTTTCACGGTCGGCGCCTCACAGCTGTCCAGTGGAAAACGCTGCTCGTATCCGCCCATTCGGTCGCGACCGGAATCGGCACTGACATGGTTCCGGGACTCGAAGGCGAATGGGTGAACATCCGCGAATCGACCGCGCAGATGGGCGTGAAGCGCCTAAATAGCCTGATCGAGTACACGCTTGCTTGGGCGGCCGACAACGACATTCGCATCGCAGCGGATCCGGGCATGGAGGAAATGGCAGCATGACAGGCAAAGAGCAGATCTTATCGCTCCTGCAATCGGGCGAATACACGCGCCACGAGATCCAGGCGATCGTCAAGATGACGACTGGCGGCACGAACAACGCGATCAAGCAGCTTCGAAACGAGGGGCTTGTCTATGTCGCCCGGTGGGAGCGCCAAGAATATTCGCGGGGCTTCACCGGCAATCAGCTCGCCGTCTACCGGGCCGGCACGAAGCGCGACGCAAAGCGAATCGCGAAATTCACAAAGGCGGAAGTGTGCAAGGCATATCGGACCAAGTACGCCGCCATCCTGAAAGCGCGGTATGCAGCTAAGAACGGCCAGCAGATCAATCCGTTCGCGCAACTTCTGTGGAGCCAGCAATGAAGCGATCAGGATTCAAGCGCAAGGAGCCGAAGCCGTTCGAGCTTGCCGATCGCAAGACGACGCTCAAGCGCACGGCGATGAAGTCGCGCGTCAAAAAGCCGACCGTTGCTGAAGGCTCGAAATATCTTGCTGCGTGCCGCGGCGAGCGATGCTATCTCGGCGTGATCTGCGGCGGCGAAGCGTCGCCTGAAATTGTTGTCCCCTGCCACAGCAATCAAGGCAAGCACGGTAAAGGCATGGGGCTGAAGGCTGACCACACCTACACCGTTCCGGGCTGTCACTGGTGCCACCAATGGCTAGACGCTGGCAAGGCAAGTCGCGAAGAAAAGTTCTCAACATGGGATCGCGCTTACGGCGAATGGAAGTTCGTGCGCGATGGAAAAATGGAAGCAGCAGCATGAAAAACACAATCAATATCGGCCAACAGCCCGAAACGATCTCCCCGCACGAGCTTGCAGACGCCATGCAGCCGGGCCGAGCGTACTCGCAGGAGGAAGTCGTTGCGCTGATGCCAGGGCGCCCGCGCGCCTGCGTGCGCGACACGCTGCATCTGATGGTCGCTAAGGGGATGGTCTGGAGGAACAACAGCAAGCGCGGCGCGATCACGTTCGAACTGCTGAGCGGTGAGCAGTTACGGGATGCCGTCGAGAGCAAGACGAAGCGCCTCGACGTGCCGGATTGGATGAAGAATAACTTGGTCGGATATGAGCGTTCGCAGAACGGCTTCCGCGATCTGTGTTTACTCGCGCGAAAATAATACGATAGGTGCTTGACGGACTGATACCGCGCAAGTATTATTCATCGCAATGCAGCACACACAATAACTACACAACAGAAGGAAACCAGCATGTACAACTACTACCGCTTCGCCTTATTACGTCGCGTTCTCTGCGTGGCCGCCTTCTTCAAACACGATCGAAGCCCGTTATAGCTCGGTCGTATCTAAAGCAGACAGACACTGGCGCGCGCATCGCCGCCTAGCCACCCTTCATTTTTGAGGAAAGCATGACCCAAGAACTCATCCGCCAGTTGTTCAATACGGCGCGCAATGCAGACTCGCTTCAATCGTTCGAACGCGTCGCGGCTGAGATTCTCTCCGCGAGCATCGCCGACACAGCGGATTACAAGCGAATGTTTGAGGAAGCAGTTTCCGCGCTGGCGGCAATCGACAACGCGCTTGGGATCGATCCGGATGAGGCAGGAGGCGCGGCGCCTATCTTGGAGGCTATTGAACGGTTGCGTAACGACGGCGAGTGCCGATCGTGCGTCGATGACAAGTGTGTGACCGGACCCGAATGCGTGACGCTTGGTCGAGACGCCGCCCCTACGCCTGAGCGTGCGGACGCCGACACAGCGGGGGCACTGAGCGCAGAGCAAGAGCGGGAGCAGTTTGAAGCTGATTACGCGACCGTATGGAATGCGGCATTGAAAAACAATGGATGGAACGGAGACCACGTAGCCGGTGATGTGAAAGACCTGCGCGAAGGCGATACCTATGGCGAAGGGCGCGATTACCTAAACGCGCGATGGGAAGGCTGGCAAGCCCGCGCTGCTTTGTCTGCCCCCGCCAGCATGAGCGCAGAGCCGACATGCACATGCTCAAGCAATCCGCACTATTACAACTGCCCGGTAACGGCGCACGTCAGAAGCATGCTTGCCCAATCGGGCGAATGCGCGCAAGGCATCGCCAATCCGAGCGACAAGCAAGAGGCGGACTGCCATCAAACCTGTAGCGCGTGTTGGGGCGAACAGGGCGAACGTTGGCCTTGCGCAAAGAAAGCCGCCGCCCCTCTCGCCCAGTCCGCAGAGCAAGACAGGATTGATGCGGAGCGGTGGCGGTGGCTCAAGAAAAATGACTTCTGGTTGCCTTGCTCACCCAGCGGGACGGAAACCGCCATCGACGCCGCTATCGCCAAGGGAGCGAGCAAATGACTGGAGAACAAAAAGCCGCGCTCGATCTGGCTATCCTGAATCTCAGGACTCACGGTGACGATCAATTGCTGAGCGCCGTGCAACCGCTGATCGAGTTTTACGAATCCCGCGTATTGGCGGAGAGGAAGGAGCCGGTTGCGTGGGTCCGCTATCGCAGCGACGGCGGATTCGAAGGCCCGATCATGGACAGCGACGCGCGGATGTGTGACACGCGCAGGAGCTTTTGGACGCCGCTGTTCGCCCACCCCACGCCGGATGATGCGAAGGACGCAGCGCGGTATCGGTTCATCAAGTCAAAGGTCAAAACTTTCTCGCTCGATATGGGCGGAAACCACACCTATGTGATGGACTATTCAATCGCTCGCGTGCGCGGCCCCTCTCTCGACGCCGCCATCGACCGAGCAAGGCAATCCGGAGAGGAAGGGAAATGAGAAAGCGAACAGTACGGAAATACGTCGCCACAAAAGACGTAATCAGCACCCTTTTCAACGGTGACTTACCGCTACA